GGATTGCAGGAAGAACAAAGGTGAAAGAGAAAACGCCACCACCGCAGAGCGGTTTAGTTCAACCTGCAAAGAGCCAGCTGGCGCGGCCTATTCAGCATATAGCGCCTAAAACCCACTCCCCCACGTGTTAAACTGCGTCGAATACCCCTTCAGCACACCGACGACCTTCTCAAGAACCAGCACGTCGCGCACGCAGTGCTCGACGATGTAATCCAGCGCCTCGGTCCTGCCGTCCAGTGCAGCTTGGAGCCAGAGGTCGCCTTTGACTTCGGTCTTGCTATTGAACCCCAGAAAGTTGGCAATCGCGGATAGGCTGTTGAACGACATCCGCAGCTTGTTTCGCGCCAGCTGCACCGGGTCCACCAGCTTCTTGCTCGGCAGCGGATCGAACCCCCATTTAGCGAGCCGCGTTCGCAAGAAGGGCACGTCGAACCGGGCGCCGTTGTGGGCGACCCAGATGTCGTACTCCGACAGCTCGGCCACGATCGCGGCCAAGACGGCACTGTCGTCCGAGCGCGTAGCCTTCCAGCGACGGTTGAGCTGGTCTGCGCGGAAGATCCGAGCTTTGCCGTGTGCCGGCTTGACGACACCGCATAAGAGGACGCCGAAGTCGGCCGACAGGTTCGTCGTCTCTAGGTCGAAACAGCAGCAGCTGATTTGGTTCATGGGAAGAGTCCTTGGTCATTAGTCACTAGTCATTCGTCACTGGTCACTGGCCCTGGCTTGTTGCTAATGACCAGTGACTAATGACTAATGACCTTCATCCGTCGTCTCCAGTGCAAACAAAAGTCGCGTGGCGGCGTGCTCCAGGTGGTCGTCTTGGTCATCCTTAGCGAAGTACGCGCAGATGTGGGCCATGGCGTGGTTTAGGTGATCGGTGCGCGGGATTAGGCGCCAATTGTCCTTGCCGTACTTCTGCTTCCCGTGCTTGAGGACTGCCGAGACGGCGAGCACCGCTTTAAACGGGAGGGCGTCGAGCGCGTAGGGGCTGTCCGACTGCCTTCCGCCCTTCGTGTTCGTGACTATCTTGGCGTCCGGTCCAAGGCCGGCGACGGTGGCCCTGCTCATTGCTGACCCCTGACCCCTGTCCCCGGACCCCTGGTTCTTGGGGAAGTCCTTCACCTGGCGGCAACGGCAACCGATCTGCGGATAGCCGCAGCCATCACAAAAATCGTCAGCATAAGTCTGTTGTCCACCGGAACTCATGAATGCTCCTTTCCTCTGCGTCCTCTGCGCCTCTGCGCGGAACTCAGGCCACGTTTCGAGCAGAGGCGCAGAGGACGCAGAGACTAATGACCAATGACCAATGACTAATGACTAATGACCGGTGTCTTCACGTTCCTCATCCCGTTCGCTCGGCACCTTTCCCCGTCCGGTCTCCGCCGCATACGCCTCACGATGGGGGAAGTCGGTCGGGGCCCAATTGATCGGCAGCCATGGCTTGTCGCCCCAAGACACCGGGGGCAGGCCGCGGTCTTGGCGGACTTCGTTGATGGTCGTGATGCCGTACTTCAGGTCGATCTCCTGTTGCTTCCAGGCGATCTCCTGGTTGAACGGCACCGGGTCCTCGGACGCCAGGAACAGTCGGCCGCTGGGGTCGTAGAGCGGGATCAGCTGTTCGTTCAGCTTCTCGTCGCGGCGCTGGAGACGGGGGAAGATCGCCTTGGCCATGTGCTGATGCTCGGCCGCCTGGAGGTTGGCCAGGTTCGTCTCCCGCGACAGGAAGCTGACCGGCACGTGGAAGGCGTTGGCGATCTCCTCGCGTGTGGCCCCGTACTCGGCCAGGGCTTGCAGGTCACCCATCGAGTGCGACAGGATGTTGACCCGCATGCCGGTCTCGGCGATGAGCGCCCGGCCGGCGCCGCCCCGGCGGAACTTGGCGTTCCACTCGGTTTCCAGCCGGTCGCGTTCCTCCTCGCCCATCACGTCGTCCGGGCTGACGATGGCGGCCGGGATGGCCGTGTTCTCCCACGTCGCCTTCTTGAAAGCCAGGTAATCGGACGAAATCGCACACTGCTCCCAAGCGGCCCGCAGCGGTGCCAGGCCGTTGGTGTACGGGTCCTTCGGGTCGGGATAGCGGAAGTGGATGATCTGCTCCGGCCGATACGTCGAGCGGGTGGCACCGACCTGGTACTCGTAATAATCCACGAGCCGCGGGCTATTCGGATCGCGCTTGGGCCGGACGTTCTGCGCCGGCAGAATCCAGATCTCCACCGGCACGCCGAGCGGGTCGAAGTTGAGCAGCCAGTAGGCGCTGCCAAGCGCCTCCTGATAGAACGTGGTGAGTTCCCACAAGTCAAAACTGTTGTGCACCGGATTGACTTGGCGCAGGAGCGACAGCAGCGGATGCTCCAAGACCTCTTCGATTTGCCGGGCCGACTTGATCCGTGCCGGCAGACCGGGCCGGGCCCGGACGCGCTCTTCCGCTTTGCGGTCGAGGGCCTTGGTTAGACACTTCGGCCGGGGCTGGTCCTTATGGGTGGCCACGTAGAGCCGCGGCGGGAACGCCGCACACACCGCCGCGTTGATCGAGGCACAGGTGTAGGCGGTGTTCTTCAGCTCCGCCAGGATCTCGTTCGGCGTCGGGTTCCGATTCCGCTTGTAGGCGTCGACAAACCCGGTCCCCGACCACTGCGACCCAGCCAGGGACGCTGGATTGTTTTTGCGCCGCAACCACCGCGCCGTTCGATCCAACGTATTGGCGAGTAAGTTTCGCATGATGAAGGGTCATTAGTCATTAGTCATTGGTCATTAGTCACTAGTCATTCGAGAGCTGCTAATGACCAATGACTAATGACTAATGACCAATGACTAATGACTGTCAGTTGAGTGACGTCCACAACTCCGGATTCCGCCAATCCATCCACCAATTCCGCTTGGCGACCGCTTCGGAGATTTGCAGCCGGTCGGTAGGCTCAGCCGGGATCTCCCCCTCTTGCTCGCCCCTCGCCTCTCGCCCCTCGCCACTCTTCTGGCCTTTGCCGCGGCGGAACTTGACCATGAACTTGTAGTCCAGGCGCGAGATGAGGTAACGCAGGGCGCCCAGCGCGTGGTTGTGTTCGTCGATCGGATTCTCGCCGGCCGTGACGCGCTCGGCGGGGTTGGGATAGCGATACAGCCCGGCCTCGGCGATCAGGTTGGGGCAGCCGTAGCTGAGCACCTTCAAGCGGCCGGTTTGAAGACGCGCCGTAACCGCTGCAATCCCGGCCCGTAAGGCGTTGTCTCCCTTAGACACGATGAACCCCGCGGCCCGCAGCTCGGCAATCTCATTCGCGCCGGCCGGGTCGGCGAACCAGCGGACGCTGCGCGGGATTCTCTCAGCATGGACATGGAGCGGTTGTTGACGTTCATAGCGTTCATCCGTCAGCCAAAGGACATCGTTATTATCGAGGAAGCCCCACACGGCCGCGAAAGGATTGTGGAAGCCGAAGTCGAGCCCGCCATAGTGCTTACCGGGCAGCGGCGGAATCATGTCCACGACGCAGCGGGCGAAGTCCGGATACACCAACCCTTCCAGCGCCTGGAAGCTGCATTCGTACTCTTGGTTGAACCACGACTCGCCGAGAGCCTTGCGTTCCTTGGCCAGGAACTCCGGCTTGATGCGCGGGATATTGGCCACCGGCACCTGAATCCGCAGCCAGCCCTCGTCCTGATCGCTCCACTCGGCATGGAAGAACCCACGTTGGCCGAAAGGCGTGGACAAGCACATAAGCCGCCCATCCGAAACCGCCAGCATTGGCCGCACGGCCCGGTATAGGTCGTCGGGCACACGGGCAGCCTCGTCGATCACCAGGAGCCGCACGCCGGAGTAACTCCGGATGTTCGCTTCCTTCCCCGGCAGCGACACGACCCGGCTGCCGTTGGCGAACTCAATGGACAACGCCGACTCGCGGACCGGTTTGATCGGCCGGTCGAGCGCGTTGTAGAAGTCGAGCACCTTGCGAAACAGCTCGCCGGATTGCCGCTGCGCGCGGGAGAGGATGAGGACGAGACTGCCAGGATGGAACAACGCCGTATGGAGGGCTAGGGCGGCGACGGTGGTTGACTTCCCAGCCTGCCGGCAGCAGTTCAGCAGGATGCGTGGGTGGTTGGAGCGGAGGACTTCTGTTTGCCACGGATCGGGCTTGAGGCTCAGCGTGTCAAATAGGAGCGCCGGGTCGAGCGCGAGCGCCAGAGATTGCTCGGGGGTGAGGTGCATGGAGCGATGGTAAGCGGATGGGGGGGCGGTAAAGAAGGGGAGAACGTGTTCGGGCGGCTTTATCTAAACGGTTTTTGCTTTGCGTATTTTACTGGCGGTTGGTTGGGCGGTTTCTCCACGCATTAACTGAGCGCCGGAGGCGGCAAAGGGTCGATCTTCGGGATGATGTGGGCGAGATCGCTCCGGAGATGTTCCGCTTCCTTCAGCCAAGTTTCTAGCGTGTAGGCATTATACCCATCCCAGATATTGCCGCAGGCATCAACGGGATAGCGTGGAAACTCGCTATGGGGGCTCGCGGGATTCCGGCGAATTGCTTCAGCGATGCGAGCCGCGAAGCCGTATTCCTCCTTACAGTACAGCTTGCGATACTTGTTGTAGAGCGGTTCCAGATTGTGAGTGATCTCGATCTTGCCGGTGGACCGAAGAATGGCTCCTTTGAGGAAAAGTTCGATAGCGTGATCGAATAGGAAGTGCCCTGCTTGGGCATGCCCAAAGGTCTGCGGAAGCAGGCCGCTGAGCATTGCAACGAATAGTTGATGGCTGCAATCGGCGTACGCGATGGCGAGCCGAAAAAACAACTGTGGCTTGGTGTAATCATCGAACTTGTCGTCGATAACCGTCTTGGGTTGTTCGGTGTCGTGCTGGTTCATGGCAAATACTCCCCTGGCTGCGTCTCCTGTGGGCCGCCCTAACAACCCAACTCAGGACCGGGGCCGGCGGGCAAGACCCGACATTGCGGAACGTCATCATCCCGGCCGCTTCTGCAGCTTCCTCCATTTCGGCGATGTCGCCGAGGATTCAATTACGCCGATCCCCGGGTGAGATGGTCTCTGCATGGAAAAATCCAATCAAATGACACCATGTTCTCACATGCCAGCTAGGCGCCAAGTTGTCATTATGCCGATCAGTCTATCAGCAGGGGCCGGTGGGTCAACCAAATTAAGCAGTTCCGGGCCACGCCGGAACCGGCTCGGATACGTGCAAAGAGATTCTTCCGAATTGATCCCGGCCAGCACCTCGTAGCGTTCCTCAAATCCTCGAACTCCTCCGGTGTCAGTGGCCCTTTCACCCGATTGCAGCCAGCGCAGCAAATTTTCAGGTTCCGCCAGCGGTAGTCCCCGCCCCGGCTGGTGGGAACGGCGTGGTCGACCGAGAAGTTGCGGGCGGTGAGCTCGCCCCGGCAGTAGGGGCACTTGCCGCGGAGCGCTTCCTGAACGAGCGTGCGGAGTTCAGAAAGTCCGTAGTCGAGTTGCTGCCCGGCTTTGGCAGCGCGATGGTAAACGGGTGCGGGGGCGGTAAGGAAGGGGAAACATGCTTACCGGAATTCATCGAAGGACTATCGCGGTGCGTCATCACAGGATCGATCGTTACCTTTGCAAGGCTGGGTTAGGCGTGGGCTAGCGCAAGAGTGCGACTACCGTTGCTGCGGCGCGAAAGTATGTCAGCGTCTCCCTTTGTCGTCTCTTATGGTTTCTTGGGCATGTTTAGGCAAAGTCCGAGAAGAAGACCGATTGCCCCTTGCTTACCGATTAAGACACGGAGTTCCTGGGCAGCGGAAAGGTCTGTGTGGAGGACAGTGGCCATGGCGCCAGTAACTTCGCCGTCAATGAACTTCTGAACAATGTCGGTGGCGGTGCCAAGCTTTGAGGCGATGGAATTGGGTGCCTTGCCAGCAAGCAGCCCATCCAGGACGCCGAGACCAACCCCCATCGAGCTCGCAATTCCTATATTCTTCATTGGCAATTGTCCCTCTATAAGTTGCCCCTCAGAAGCGAACTGATCAGCGAAAGCCCTTGAGAACCTTGTCTTTTCTGGTGATTCTTCCAGTTGATGGGTCATAATCGGCGAAGACGTAAGCGCCGTCCCTGTCACGCATCTGCCGCCAGGACGTTCTCACGCTCTTATCGCCGACACTTACGTAGGCGTTAACATTCAGCCCTCTGGGTACCAGCTTCTCTGTCTCCACGATGATCGCATTATAAGCCGCATCCTGAGGCGGGGTGCTCGCGTAGACGATGGTCAAGGTCAACCACTTTTTCGCAGGTGTGATTCCCTCGAATGTTCGCTCGTATTTGTTTAGCGCATGGTAGCGCGCTTGAGCGGCGGGAAGGAGGCGGAAAGTGGGGAGCGGCGGCGAGCGATGATTAGGGCGGCAAGACGGCCG